GAAGAGACGCGAGGGAGGTGCCTCGGGGGTCTGCCAGGTTCAAAACGTCGCCGCTCGCGCAACGCGGGAGGCACCCAACGCCTCGCAACGAGGTCGAAGGAGCACCAATGAGCGCGCTGAATGACTACTGCCGGGTCGCATACAGCGAAGCGGTCGAGGATCAGTTCGGCGTCACCTACGACGAGATGCTCGAAGCGCTCGGCAAGGTGACCACCGATGCCTAGCGGCGGCGCTCGTGCTCGTTCCGGCCCCGCACGCGACCCGAACGCGCTTCGTCGCGACCGGCCGAGCGACAAGGATGGTTGGACGACGCTGCCGGCCGAGGGTCGAACGGGCGAGCCGCCCGAATGGCCGCTCGCGACGCAGTCGGACCGTGAGGCCGAGCTCTGGACCCAATATTGGGCGAAGCCGCAGGCCGTGATTTGGGAGCGCGACCGCTCCGAGCACACTGTTGCGCTGTTCGTGCGGCAGTTCGCCGAGGCTGAGCTTCCCAAGGCGTCCGCCGTCAACCGGACGACCGTGCGGATGTACATCGCGGACCTGTATCTGACGCCTGATGCGTTGTCGAAGGCGAAGCTGCGCATCGCGACCGACGAGGTCGCCGAGCAGCGCACCGCGGCGAAGCCGGCAGGCTCATCGGTTCGTGACCGGCTGAGGGCGGTCAGTGGTGGGGCGTCCTGACGCTCCACTGACGGTCGCGCTGGCGTGGATCGAGGCGCACTGTGTGGTCCCGGACACGAGTCCGGACGACGTGCAGATGTTCGAGCTCACGCCTGAGCAGTTGCGCTTCCTCGGCGCGCACTACCTGGTCAAGGGTTCGGCGAAGGTCGGCCAGAAGGCGACGGCGTTCGTCTACCGGCGGTCGCAGTGCGTGGCACCACAGAAGGCCGGGAAGTCGCCGCTTGAGGCCGCGCAGGTGTGCTTGGAGGCTGTTGGTCCGGCGCTGTTCGGTGGCTTCGCCGAGGGTGGCGAGGTCTACGACTGTGCCGAGCATGGCTGCGGCTGCAGGTTCGTGCACGAGTACCTGCCGGGCGAGCCGATGGGCATGTCGTGGCTGGAGGCCGGCCAAGCACCGCTGATCCAGATCACGGCGACGTCGGAGGAGCAGACCGACAACATCTACGACGCGCTGCGTCCGATGATCGAGCGCGGGCCGCTCGCGGAGATCATCCCGAAGACGGGTGAGGAGTTCATCCGACTGCCGGGCGGTGGCCGGATCGACGCCGTCACGTCGAACGCTCGTTCCCGGCTCGGTCAGCGCGTGACGTTCGTCCCGCAGGACGAGACGGGCGTGTGGACGCCGAGCTCCGGCATGGTCAAGGTTGCGGAGACGCAACGCCGTGGCCTCGCGGGCATGGGTGGCCGGGCGGTCGAGATCACGAACGCTTGGGACCCGGCTGAGGAGTCGGTGGCCCAGCGCACCGCAGAGTCGCTGCGGCCGGACATCTACCGCCAGCACGTCACGCCCCCGGCGAATCTCTCCTACGGGGACAAGCGCCAGCGGCACAAGATCCACCAGATCGTCTACGCGGGATGGTGGGGTGCTCGCAACCTCGGCTCGATCGAGGCCGAGGCCGCTGAGTTGCTGGAGAAGGACCCCGCACAGGCCGAGCGGTTCTTTGGTAACCGCGTCGTGCAGGGCTCCGGCGCGTGGATGCCTGACGATCTGTGGGGGCAGGCATATGCCGGCGCTGTGGCTTCCTGAGCCCCCGTCGACGACGAAGGTCTGCGGCGGTTTCGACGGGTCGGAGAACAACGACTGGACCGCGATCCGGTTGGAGACCGTCAAGGGCCTCTCGTTCACGCCTCGCTACGGGCCCGACCGTCGTCCGACGATCTGGAATCCCGCCGAATGGGGCGGTTCGATCCCTCGCCACGAAGTGCATGTGGCGATGGAGGAGATCAACCGTCGCTATGCCGTCGAGCGCTTCTACTGCGACCCGGAGGACTGGCGCTCCGAGATCGGCGAGTGGGCTGTCGCCTACGGCGAGAAGAAGTACCTCGAGTGGCCGACGAACAAGTACATGCGGATGTCGGCCGCGCTGAAGACGTTCGTCACGGACCTTCGGACTGGCGCGCTGAAGCAGGACGGCTGCCCGATCACGGCGCTACATGTGGCAAACGCGCGCAAGAAGGCGCAGCCACGGGACCTCTACACGATCCAGAAGCCGCACGGCGCTGACCATCAGAAGATCGACGCCGCGATGGCGTCCGTACTCGCACATGAAGCCGCTCGCGACGCGCGCGCGGACGGCTGGACCGACGAGCCTGTCTTCTCCTACGGCTGGGCGTCCGCATAGACCGAGGGAGGGGCGAGCGTGACCGTACCGGCCGATGTGTCGATGTCCGACGAAGCTCGCCAAGCCCGCGCGATGGTCGAGCAACTGTCCACGCAACTGCTTATCCGCCTCGGCGACGTCGTGCGCTGGCAGAACTACTACGACGGCCTCCAGCCCCTGAAGTTCGCCACCGAGGAGTACCGGAAGTTCTTCGGCAAGCAGTACGAGGGCTTCCGTGACAACTGGTGCGCTCCGGTCGTCGACACGCTCGCCGAGAAGCTGACCGTCGCTGGGCTGAAGATCCCCGATGGCGCGTTCACTGACGACAACGACGGTGACATGGGCGCCGACCGGGAGTTCGCTCGGGTGTGGGCGATGAACGAAGGCCAGGAGCAGTCCTCGCAGGCTTTCGTCGAGGGTTGCATCGCCCGGCGCTCGTTCGCGCTGTGCTGGGGCAACGACGACGACCCGGAAACCCCTGAAATCACCTTCGAGTCACCCGATGAGGTGATCGTCGGCTACGAGCCGGGCTCACGCCGGCACCGCAAGGCTGCGCTGAAGCAGTGGACGGACGGCGAGTTCAACTTCGCCACCCTCTACACACCGACGCACCTATGGAAGTGGCAGCAGAAGGCCGGGCAGACCTCGAAGCTGTGGACTCCCGACCCGAACATGAAGGCGCAATGGATACCGCGTTTCGGTGTCGGCGACGACATCTGGCCGATCCCGAACCCTTCCGGCGTCGTCCCGATCGTGGAGTTGGCCAACCGGCCCCGGTTGCGTGCGGAGCCGCTGTCCGAGGTCGAGGGCGTCGCGGCCATGCAGGACGCGATCAATGCCCTGTGGGCGTTCATGTTCACCACCGCCGACTTTGCTGCGCTCCCCCAGCGTGTGCTCCTCGGCGCGACACTGCCGAAGGTGCCGCTCCTCGACGCCGATGGGCAGCCGACCGGCGCGCTCAAGTCGATCGATCCCGACGTGTGGATGAAGGCCGCCGCGACCCGCCGCATGATGGCGTTCGAGGGACCCGACGCGAAGATCGCCCAGTGGGACGCCGCCGACCTCGAGGCGTTCACGAAGGTCATTGAGTTTGCAGTCGGCCACGTCGCGGCGCAGTCGCGCACGCCGGCGCACTACTTCGTCACCGGCCAAGTGTCCAACGTCTCAGCCGAGGGCCTCGAGGCGCTCGGTCAGGCTCACGTCTCCAAGGCGCGTGAGCGGGCCGTGTATCTCGGCAGTGGCATCCGCGAACTGGCGGCCGTGCAGTACCTCATGCGCGGCGACAAGGCCCGCGCGTTGGCCGCCCGCATGGGTCGTGTCGAATGGTGCGACTTCGAGACGCGCTCGATGGCGCAGACCGCCGACTACGCGCTGAAGCTCCGCCAGGCTGAGTTCTCCTTCAAGTACGTCGCCGGGCAGATCATCAACGATCCAGTGGAGCTCGCCGATGAGGTTGAGCGTCACGAGACCGAGCAGGCGCAGCAGGCGGCGATGCAGGAGTTCGGCCCGAAGCCGACGACGCCTCCGCTCGACGCTCCCGCTGAGTCGCCGCCCTCTGATGGCAGGCCGTTCGGCACGCACACGTTCTGATGGCCGACGTCCTGGCTGTCGCGCGCAGGCAGTACGTCGCCCGGCAGTTGCTCGCTCGTAGAGCGGTCCTGGCGACGCGCAAGGCGTGGAAGCAACTCGACCCGGCCGCGGTCCGCCCGACGTGGGCGGCCGTTGTCGGGCCGACGGTGCTGGCCATCACGACCGGAGCGCAGCTGGAGGCCGCGTCCGTCGCGGATTCCAACGCCAACGCGGCGTTGGCCGCGCAGGGCATCACTGCGACACCGGTGGGGCTCGTCAATGCCGCAGCGTTCGCGGGCATCGCGTCCGACGGCCGGGATCTCGCGTCGTTGCTCGAGCTGAGCAACATGTACGCACTTCGCCAGATCAGCCTCGGCCAAAGCCCCGACCAGGCGCTCGCGTTCGGCGGTCGGTGGCTCGAGCAGGCAGTCGGAACGCAGGTCGTCGACGCTGGCCGCGTGGCAGCCGGCGTGGCGACCGCTACGCGCACCGACGTCAGTGGTTTCTACCGGGTGCTCAATCTCCCATCATGTGACCGCTGCATCGTTCTCGCCGGGGTCTGGTACCGCTGGAACGCCGGTTTCGAGAGGCATCCGCGCTGCGATTGCACACAGATCCCCGGTGATCGGGATGCACCGCCTGAGGGGCTGAAAACGCCGCAGCAGGTCTTCGAGTCGCTGCCGATGGTCGAGCAGAACCGCATCTTCACGGCAGCCGGCGCAGAGTCGATCCGCAGCGGCGCTGACCTGAACCAGGTCGTGAACGCCCGCCGCGGCATGTACGTCGCCGGCGGCCGGAAGCTCACAACGGCCAACGCCCGCAAGTTCGGCGGCGCACGCCTCATGCCGGAGCAGATCTGGAAAGAGGCGCACGGCAATCGCGAAGAGGCGATCCACCTCCTTCAACGGTTCGGCTACATCCGCTAGACCCCGGCGCGCAACGCGCCGGTTCACCTCTCGCAACGGGAGCCTTGCATGACGACGACCGAAGAAATCCCCGACCTCGACGAAGATCTCGATCCGCTCGACCCAGCTGACGCCGACCTCTCCGACGAGGAGAAGGCAGCGAAGGCCGCAGCCGATAAGGCTGCCGAGGATTCGCTCGGCGACGCCGGCAAGAAGGCGCTCGACGCGATGAAGGCGAAGTGGCAGAAGGAACGCGACCTGCGCAAGGCAGCCGACGCGAAACTCGCTGAAGCCACGAAGCCGAAGCCGAAAGACGATGACAAGCCCGACGTGGACTCGATCCGCGCCGAAGTCGAAAAGGCCGCAACGGCCAAAGTGAACGAGCGCATCATCCGGTCGGAGATCCGCGCCGCAGCTGCGGGGAAACTCCAAGACCCGAAGGACGCGCTGGCACATCTCGACCTCAAGCAGTTCGAGGTCGACGACGACGGCAACGTCGATGAGGACGAGATCGCCGATGCGATCGCGGACCTGTTGAAAAGGAAGCCGTATCTCGGGGTCACGCAAGGTGACGGGAAGCGGTTCAAGGGCACCGCTGACGCGGGCGTTCAGGGCAAGGCGGGCAAGCCGCAACTGACCGAAGCCGACGTCAAGCAGCTCGCCGCGCAAGGCAAGCACGCCGAGATCGAGAAGGCCCGCCTCGACGGCCGGCTGAACACGCTGCTCGGCATCACCACCTGACCCCAACGCATAGCCAGCCCGCACGCAATCGCGCGTGACGGGCTTCTCGGCGTGCGCTCACACGAGGAGCCATCATGGCGATTACCAAGTTCATTCCGGAGGTGTGGTCAGCCACCCTCCTGCAGGTCCTGCTCAAGTCGCTCGTCTACGGCGGCGGCAACGTCGTCAACCGCAACTACGAGGGCGACATCGCCGCCTACGGCGACACGGTGCACATCACCTCGATCGCGGACCCGACCATCGTGGACTACACGAAGGACACGGACCTCGCCGCGGCCGAGGCGCTGACCGACACTGAGCAGCTGCTCGTCATCACGCAGTCGAAGGCGTTCAACTTCGCCGTCGACGACATCGACCTGCGCCAGTCGCGCAGCGGCGGTGCCCTGATGGCCGAGGCTGCGTTCCGCTCGGGCTTCAAGCTGCGTGACACGGCTGACCAGTACCTGGCGGGCCTGATGGCCGCAGGGGCGCAGGCCGCCAGCAACCTCGGCAGCCTGTCGGTGGCCAGCACGGCGACCGACGCCTACGACAAGGTCCTCGTGCCCTTGTCGGAGAAGCTCGACGAGGCGAACGTTCCGGAGGAAGGCCGCTTCGTGGTCGTCCCGCCCGCGTTCTACTCCAAACTCCTGCTCGACAGCCGCTTCATCAAGGTCAACGAGTCGGGCTCGCAGATGGGCCTGCGCAACGGCAACGTCGGCAACGCGCTCGGCTTCACTGTGCTGAAGTCGAACAACGCGCCGACCGCTGTGCGCTCCGTCACTGACGGTGTCACGACCTCGGGCAGCAAGTCGATCACGTCCGCAACGGCCGTGTTCTCGGCGACCGACGTCGGCGCACCGATCACCGGCACCGGCATCGCAGCCTCGACGACCATCGCGTCTGTGCAGTCCGCGACGGCGGCGACCCTCTCGGCGAACGCGACCGCGAGCGGCACCGGCATCACCTTCGCGATCGGCGCCACGGGCAGCAAGGTCGTCATCGCGGGCTCGAACATCGCGACGACCTACGCCGAGCAGATCAACAAGGTCGAGGCGTACCGCCCGCAGGCGCGCTTCGCAGACGCCCTGAAGGGCCTGCACCTGTACGGCGCCAAGGTCGTGCGCCCGGAGGCCCTCGCGGTCGCCAGCGTCGCCACGTCCTGACCTGCAACACCTGAGGGGAGCTGATCCGCCATGACCGCTTTCGCCACGGCGGATCAGCTCGCCGCAACTCTCGGCATCGACACCCCGACCGATCCGCTCGTACTCGGGACGTGGACGACCGCGCTCGACGATGCATCGGGCTACCTGCGGACTGTGATCGGGCAGCCGATCACCGCCGGCACAGTGACGCTGAACCTGACGACCGACGAACGCGGCGAGGCCGACATCTGGCTCGTGCCCGTCACGTCGATCACGTCGATCACCGACCCTGAGGGCAACGTCCTCACGACCGACCAGTGGGAACTCGTGGACCAGCGGCTGAACCTGCGCCGCGCCCACACCCTGTACGTCGTCGAACTCGCCTACGGGTACGCGACCATTCCTTCGGAGATTGTTCGCTGGACGAAGGTGCTGGCGAACGCGCAGATCCAGGCCGCATCACAGGGCAACCTCGGGCTGAACACCGTCACGTCGGTTGCTATCGACGACGGCAAGGTGACGTACTCCAGCGCCATGACGGTCATGCTCCCCGACTGGGCAGCGCAGTGGCTCAAGTCCACGTTCGGCGGCCCGCAGTGAGCATTGGGCCTGTTATCGCGGCGTCACTGCCGTATCTGCAAGCGCAGGCCGAGTCCATGCAGACCGACGCCTGCACCATCACCCGCATTGACCCGAGCGCTACGAAGACGTTTGACCCTGCCACGGGCACCTACTCGGTGCCGGCCGTGCTGACCGTCTACTCGGGCAAGTGCCGGGTGTCGGGTCACAAGACGCGCTTCGACAAGGTCGAGAACGCAGGCCAGGAGCCCGTCTCGATGATGCGCGTGTACGTGGACCTGCCGGTGGCGGCGGACTACGACGCAGCGGTCGACGACATCGTCACCATCACGGCCTCACTCGACCCCGGCGCCGTCGGTCAGAAACTACGCGTCCGGCAGCCGCAGTACGGCTCGCAGATGACGGCCCGGCACATCGGGTGCGAGTGGACGGAACTCGGCAATGGCTGACGTCGTCGACGCGCACGAGGTGTTCGACCTGGCCGGTGTTCTCGCGGTGGCCGGTGACGTCGCGGCCGAGGATGCGAAGCCGATCGTGAAGCGCGGTGCGCAGAACATCAAGACGGCGTGGCGTGAGGCCTCGAAGGGCATCGCGCACGCTCCGCGGTATCCGCGCAGCATCAGCTACGACATCGTCACGGGAACCAACAGCGTCGAGGCTGCGATCGGCCCAGAAGACTCCCCCATCAATCAGGGCTTCCTCGGGCCGATCCTGGAGTTCGGCGGCGCGCATAACGCTCCGCGTAACGACGGCGGTGCGGCGCTGGACGCCGAGGAGCCTCGCTTCGTCGACGAGCTCGGCAAGATAGCGGGCCGCACCATATGAGCGTCTACTCCACGCGCCTGCACACCGACGCCGTCATCGCGGCCATTCAGGACCTCGGTGTGACGGTCGGCGACGGTGGCGGCGACGCGGACGGCCCGGTGCAAAAAGACCTGACGCTGCCGTACGCGGTGGTCTACGCGGTCGGTGCGACCTTCGACGGTCCGCTGTCGGCGGAGGATCTGGACGCTGACGCGTGGCCGACAACCCAGGTCACGTTCTGCGGCCAGACGCGCGAGCAGGCGCAGTGGCTGCAAGACACGGTGCGCGCCGGGCTCGTGGGCCAGGTGCTCGCCGTGGATGGCCGGAACCTGGGCCGCGTGCGTCTGTACATGGAACGCCCGGCCGGCCGCGACACCTCGGTCACGCCTTACGTGTGGTGGGCCGTGGATCAGTACCGCACATTCAGTTCACCCGTCTGAATCCAAGGAGTCCGTCATGGCCGTGCTCGCAACGCAGTCCGTCAGCCGGTCCGGGCTGAGTGTTTCCTATGCCGCCGCGACGAGTGGCGGCGACAAGGTTTCCCCCGGCGACCACGTGTTCTTGCACGTGAAGAACGCCGGCGGGTCGGTGTGCAACGTCACGATCACGACGCCTGGCACGTTCGACGGGCAGGCGATCTCGGACGTGACGGTCGCGGTGCCGGCGACGACCGGGGACAAGCTGATCGGCCCGATCACGGCGGAGCTGTTCCGCGCGAGCGACGGCTACGCGGCGGTCACCTACGACCAGGTGTCGTCGGTGACGGTCGCCGCGGTGAGCGTCTGATGCGGTTCATCACTGTCGTGCACCCCACACAGGGCGCCGCAACAGTGCCCGAGTCGGCCGTGCCGCACATGCTGGCCAACGGATGGACGGAGCCGGACGCAGCAGTGACGGCCGCGGTCGAGCTGTTCGACCCGGACGTGCACACGGTCGTCGAGGTCGAGGAGCACCTCGCCTATGCGTCGGTCGCTGAGCGCGACCGCGTGCTCGCGGCCGAGAAGGCCGGCCAGGACCGCCCCGAGATCGTCGGGGAGTAAGCGCACCATCTCGCACGCCCGCCAAGTCCCGACACGTAGCCCTTAGGAGGGCGTCATGGCTCGCATGGTTTTCGACGGTAACTACGAGGTCTACTTCCTGCCCAGCGCGATCAGCGACGCTTCGGCTCCGTCGCTCGCCGCGATGCAGGCGGGTACCAACCTCACCGCGTTCATTCCGAAGGACGGCTTCAACCCGGCGGTGACGAACAACCGGGTGCAGGGCGGCGACTTGGCCTCGCTGTTCGTCGACGAGTCGATGGGCACGTACACCTCGGCGATGACGATCGCGTGCTTCAAGGACGACACCGCCGACACTGCCTACGACACGATCGGTGTGCAGGGCGCGACCGGTGCGATCGTGGTCGTCCCGAACGGGCCGGCCGCGCAAGGCGTGAAGGCCTACGTGTGGCCCGACGTCGAGTTCGGTCAGCCGATCCCGATGCAGACGGCCGCGAACGCGCAGCAGAAGTTCACTGCTGATGTTGCGGTGCGCAAGCAGCCGAACTTCCACGCCACCGTCGCGGCCTGATGGCCGCTCGTAACGCTCAGGCCAAGACGCCGGTGGACTTCGCCGGCGTCCTGGCCTCGACGAAGCCAATCGAGCGGTCGGTGCGGATCTGCCTCGCCGGCGATCTGTTGGCCGAGATCGACTCCCTCACTGAGGAGCTCGCGCAGGCCCGCAGGTCCGACTCGCGGCTGAACGAGCTCGACAGGGCACCCGCGATCGCCAAGCGACTGGTGGAGCTCGAGGACGCCGCGCATGAGGCGGAGGTCGAGTTCCGGTTCCGTGCGATCGGACGGAAGGCGTGGCGCGACCTGGTGGCGGCGAATCCGCCGTCGGCGGAGGAGAAGAAGGCCGGCGCCGATCACAACGAGCGCTTCCTCGTCGAGGCGATCGCTGCGTCGTGCGTCGAGCCGGCAGGTGTGACGCTGGAGCAGGCTGAGCAGCTGCTTGACGTGCTGACGGAGAGTCAGGCCGGGAAGCTGTGGCTCGCGTGCTTGGCGGCGAACCGGGGGACGAGCGATGTCCCTTTCTCCGCGGCCGCGTCAGAGCTAGCGCGGCCTACCGAGACGAGCTCCGGCTCTCAGCCCGACTCGGAGTACCCCGAAGCGTCCTCCTAGGCCGTGTCGTGAGGCGCGGGGAGCCGCTGTTCCTCGAGGAGGACACGAACGGCTTGCTGGCCCTCCAGGCGGAGGAGGACGGCACCTGCAGCGACTGTGGGCAGCCGGTCGACGAGTCGATGGATCCGCGCAATGAGTCCGCGTACACGGCGACGCTCGTCGCCTGCTTTGCGTGCGCGGAGGCGGAGAAGGCGAAGCGGGATTTGCGCGAGCAGGACTCCGACCCGGGGATCCGGATCGGTGTGACCAAGACGAAGTAGGAGGCGCGCAGTGACCGAGCGCAGCGTCTCCGTCCGTCTGATCGCGATCACGGCTCAGTACAACGAGGCGATGAAGGAGTCGGGGAAGGTCACGACCGACCTCGGCACCGCCGCGGAGCTCACGGGCACGAAGTCGGGCAAGGCCGGCAAGGACGTCGACGCGTTCGGCGATTCGATCGACCGCGCGTCGACGAAGGCGAAGGACGCGAAGGCGTCGTTCTCCCCTTTGGTGTTGTCGATCGCGGCGCTCGGCCCTGCGCTGGTACCGCTCGCCGGTGGCGCGGTCGCGGTCGCTGGCGCGCTCGGTGGGATGGGCACGGCGGCCGCGCTGGCGTTCGGCGGCATCAAGGACCAGATGGCGCAGGGCACCGAGCTCGGGAAGACCTACACCGGGCAGTTGGCGCTACTGAAGGACAACCTGGAGACGCTGCAGACCACCGCGGCGGCCGGTGTGCTCGGCCCGTTCGAGGCTGCTGTCGCGGATCTGCAGAAGCAGATGCCGTTCCTGAACGCGACGATCGGCACGTTTTCCACGATCACCGGCCAGACTGCGCTGAACCTCGAGCAGGGTTTTCTTGGCGCGCTGCACGCGCTGATGCCGCTCTTCGTCGACCTCGGCGTGTATGTCGAGGGTCTGAGTAAGCGGCTGGAGCAGTTCGCGACTGGCGGCGGGTTGCAGAAGTTCGGTGCGTGGGCTCAGGCCGAGTTGCCGAAGGTGGAGCAGTTCCTCAATCAGATAACGGCGGCGGTGTTCCACCTTCTGGCCGCGTTCGCGCCGCTCGGTAGCGCGTCGTTGTCGACGCTGACGATCATCGCGCGGGCGATCAACGAGCTTCCGTTGCCGGTGTTGCAGGCGTTGATCCCGCTGCTCGTGAACGCCTACTTGGGCTTCAAGGCCTTCCAGGGTCTCTCGATCGTGGTGGACACCCTCGGTGCGCTCTCGGCGCGGCTGGCGGCCGTGACGGTGGCCACTGGCGAGTCCGCGGCCGCGGCACGGGCCGCGTCGCTGGCCTACCGGGGGATGGAGGCGGCGGCCGGACCGATCGGCGTCGCGCTCGTCCTCGCTGGCACCGCGATGACCTACTTCAGCACCTCGTCGGACACGGGAACTCGAGCCGTCGACGACTTCAAGAACGCGCTGGTGTCGTCCAAGGGTGCGATCGATGCGAACGTCCTGTCGATGGTGTCGCTGAAGCTGCAGCAGGACGGCCTGGCGGACAAGGCCGCGAAGTCGGGGGTCTCGCTGGCGGATCTGACTGCGGCTGTGGTCGGCACGGACGCCCAGTTCAATGCGCTGGCGAAGTCGTGGCAGGCGGCCGGGGATCCGTCGGGTTTCACGCTGGCCAAGCTTTCGGCGCTGCATATCCAGTTCAAGGACGGCGCGAAGTCGGCGGCGCAGGAGAACGCAGCGCTCGCGCAGCTGACCGGCACGCTGAACGGAAGCGCCGGCGCCGCGGCCGCGGTCGCCTTCCAGGTCGAGGAGCTCGCCGGGAAGTACGGCGCGACGACCGACCAGGTGCAGGCCTTCGCGGAGCAGAACAAGCTCAGCCTCGACGGCACCGACAAGTCGTCGACGGCGTTCATCAAAGCCGCCGACAAGGCCGTTCTGCTCGGCACGACGCTGAACCAGCTGAGGAACGACGCGATCGGTCTGACGTCGCCGTTCACTGAGGTCACGACGCGGGTGAAGGACTTCACCGACGCGCTCGCGCAGGAGTCGACGATGGCCGGCGGCGACGTCGTCCGGTCGCAGGAGACGTTGCAGAAGTCGCTGAACTCCCTCGCGCAGACGCTGCACACCGGCAAGGGCGCCTTCGACGACTACTCCGACGCGGGCCTCGCCTCGCACGCCGCTATCGACCAGGCGGCGACGGATGCCTCCAAGTACGCGAGCGAGGTCTTCAAGCAGACCGGCAGCATCACCGAGGCGATCACCGCCTACGACAACTGGTACAACGCGCTGATCGCGACCGGCCGCGCGCAGGGCGTCGGCAAGCAGCAGATCGACGACTACCTCGCGAGCGTCGGCCAGTTGCCGCAGCAGGTCTCGGCCGCGTTGCAGGGCACGCAGGACGCGAGCACGAAGGCCGCCGCGGCGATGACCGACGCGATGATCAGCGGCTTGACGCAGGGGCTGGGGCCGCTCGAGGCGACGCTGAACAACCTGATCGTTGCTCTCGGCGGCACGGCGGCGATTGCTGCAGTCGGTGTCGGCCAGTACCTCGGCGGGACGATCAACTCTTCGATGGCGGACCGGATCGACGCCGACAACTCTCCTGAGGTCGCGGCGACGAACAAGGCGCTGCGGCTCGCGCTCGCGGCTGATGCGGCGTACGCGGCCGGTGAGCAGGTCGGCAATGCCTACGTCGTCGGATTGTCGACGGTCGTGAGCTCGAGCACGGCGTCGAACCTGTCGGGCACCTATAACTCGCAGGTTCCGGGTACCGGGTCGTCGGTGACGAAGGCTTTCGTGCCGCCGTCGCTGCATGTCGGCACGTTCGGCGGCATCCACGTCGGCTCGCTCGCCCCGCCGACCGCGAAGACCGGCGGCAGCACGAAGACGCCGGCGCAGCTCGCGCAGCAAAAGATCGTGGCGCAGGACGACCTGCTGAACGCCCAGGCGCTCGCCGCGATCGGCCCGACGAACAAGCTGGCGCTGGCGCAGGAAGCGGTGACGGATGCGACGCGTCGGCTGAACAACGAGACGACGGCGGGGACCCTGGCCTACTACCAGGACCTCACGAAGCTGCATCAGGCGCAGCAGGCGCTGACCGACGAGGTCAAGGCTGAGGCGCAGGCCCGCGCGGATGCGCAGAAGAAGCTCGCCGCCGACACGAAGGCCGAGGCCGCCCTCCTCGCACAGGAGGCGACCGTCACCGCGCAGTTCTACGCCGACCTGAACAAGGCCGCTGCCGATCACGCGGCGAAGGACACTGCGCTGATCCAGGCCCGGCAGGCCGCGCTCGAGGGTTGGGCGTCGGCGTCGCAGAAGGCGACGATCCAGTGGGGCTCGTCGATCTCGTGGCTGACCGGCAACGTCAACGACCAGGTGAACCAGTTCACCCAGTGGGAGCAGGCCCTCGCGGTCGCGCGTACCCGCGGCGTGTCGGAGGGCGTCATCTCGGCACTCGGCCTCGACCAGGGCCCGCAGGCACTCGGCCAGCTGAAGCAGTTCGCCAACGCGACCCAGGACCAGATCGACGCGCTGAACAAGGCGGTCGCGGCGAAGAACGCCGCCGCTGGCGATGAGGCGCACACCGAGGCGGTCAACAGCTACGGCCAACTCGGCAAGGACCTTCTCGCCGAGCAGCAGACCTACGCCGACGCCGTGACCGCGTTGCAGACGAAGTTCGCCTCCGACATGGCCGCGCTCGCGCAGCAGGTTCAGCAGGCTCAGGCGACGATCGGCACCGACCAGCAGACCATCAACGCGCTGCCGGCGCAGTACGGCCACGTCGCCAACATGGCGGCGCTCGCCGCACTGCCGCAGGGCACGGCGCTGTACACGAAGTCGGCCGACGGCAGCTATGTCCACATCGCCGACCCGTCTGCCCTGTCGAAGCTCGCCCCGGGGACGCCGATCTACGACAAGCTCTACGACTCCGGTGGCATCCTGCCTCCCGGCAAGACGGTCGCGTACAACGCGACCGGTCGCAACGAGCATGTGCTGACCGACGCGCAACTCGCGGCGGTGGCTGGCGGTGGCGAAGTGACGGTCATCGCGCAGGTCGTCCTCGACGGCAAGGTGATCGACCAGCAGATCACCAAGCACAACGCCGGGAAGCGGCAGGCCATCCTTGTCGGCGGTGTCCGGCAGTGAGCACCGGTATCTCGCTCGCCCTGAACCGGGCACGGATCGGCTTGTGGTCGGATCCGTCGTCGCAGATCGCGATCCCGCACCTGAAGGGGATGCCGGTCACGCGCGGCTACGCGGGGACGTTGGTGCAGTTCGTCGGTGATGACTACTCGACGGGTTTCCGCGGTCAGGCGAAGACGAAGTCGTACGCGATGACGTGCCGGTACTTGAAGGCCGAGCAGGCGCAACTCGTGGCGCTGATCAACCTGTTCGAGACGGCGCACAGTGCACCGGATCCGCGGCTGCTTCTGCGCACCCACCCCGGCCAGGTCGCAGGACTGAACGAGTCGGTCGCGGTGCAGGTCTTCGACCCGGTCGCCACTCCTGGCGATGGTCTCGTGTGGGACCTGACCTTCACCGCTCAAGTCGTGAACTACACCTTCGCCGTCTAGGAGATCCGATGCCCGATGTCGTGATGGTCGTCAGGTTTGAGGCCTCCGCGGTCGTCACGCACGCCGACGGCACCACCGATGAGGAGACGTCATGACGGTCGGATTCAGCACTACTGCTGTTGCCAACAAGTGGCTGGACTGGCTCGCCGGGGTTGCCGAGACGGCGCCGGCGGCGAACTACATTCAGGTGCACGTCGGTGACCCCGGCTCGGCCGGCACCGCGAATCCGTCCGCTGTGACGACGCGTTCGCTGGCGACGAATGCCGCATCCTCCGGCGGCTCGCGCGCACTGACGGGCACGTTGCCGTCGTGGTCGATGACGGCGACGGAGACGATCACGCACATCAGTGTGTGGACGGCGGCGTCGGGTGGCACGTTCCTGCATTCGATCGCGCTCACCACGTCGAAGTCCGTGGTGAGCGGTGACACGCTGACGCTGGCGACGCTCGCCGTTTCAGTGGCGCCCCTGGCCGCGTAGGCCGGAGGCCGTCTCATGACGACCGCCTCGAGTATCGGCTCCGGTCTGTCTTCTAGTTCCGGCAGTACTGGTAGCGCGTCACTGTCGGCTGGCGCGGCCATCGGTGACACCGTCTTCGCGAGCATTGTGCTGCGCAACCCCAGTGGCGGCACGGTCTCCGTCAGCGATTCCCAGGGCAATAGTTGGACGCAGGACACTGCCGATTCTTCCGGCGACTCGATCTGGCGGTCGGTGCTGACGACTGCGCTGACGACTTCGGACACGGTGTCGTTTTCGATTTCTGGTGGAACGCACTCCGGCTACGACATAGCCGTCGACACGAGCGCGGGCGGCTGGGTTCCGGACGGCACCGTTCCTTCCTGGACGGCGGAGTCGTCGAGCACGACCCATTCCGCGTCGGTGACGCCGCCGACGACGGGCGACCTGCTGTACAGCCTCGACGTGTCGCTCGGCGCAGAGTCAGGCTGCACGACGTCGTCTCCGTTTACCCAACTGACGCTGCGGACGGGCACTGTCGCTCGTGGCATCGTCACGGCCTACGACGTCGCGGCGAACACGTCGAGCGTGACCTGCACGCAAACCTGGTCGGGCGGCACGCACACCGGCTCGATGATCGTCATCGCCTACAAGCCCGCGTCGGGTGGTTCGTCGGTGTCGGCGGCCGCGAGCGCGACTGCGACGGGCACTCTCACTGCTTCGGCGACAAACGCCCGGCTCGGCGACGCCTCCACGACGGCTACCGGATCGGCGACGGCGACGGCGAACTACGCGACGCACGTCGACGCCACCACGACCGCGACGGGAACCGTAAGCGCGACCGCGAGCAATGCTCGCGTCCTCGGCGCGACGCAGACGGCGACGGTGACGCAGGCCAGCTCTGTCAGCCTCGCGAAGGTTGTTGGCGCTTCGCAGGCCGCGACGGTCACGGCGTCTGCGTCGATGAATCACGGCTTGCGGGCCGACGCGAGCCAGACGGCGACGGTCACCGCGCACGCCACGACAGTCAACGTCGTCAGTACGGAACCGCCCGAGACGGCGCTGACCCTCGCATCGACGCCGGAAGCGCTCACGGCGCTCGACCTGGCCTACGGTGCGACGGTTCGGCACGGCCTGGACGTGCTCGACACCTCCGACGTCGAGACCGGCGAGTCGTTGCCGTTCGTCAGCGGCTCGGTGACCTGGTCTTACCGGCCGCCCGATCCGCTGGCCGGCCAGCAGAACGCGGTCACTGCAGTCCGTCGTCAGGCGACGCTCGCGGTCGACGGTGCGATCACTTTGAATCTGCTGGCGCGCCGGGTCCGGCTGTGGACGGAGTTCCTGCTCCCGGATGGCCGGTGGGCTCGCTGGATTCTCGGCGTGTTCATGGCGACGAACCCGAAGACCGACGACGACGGGGTCGTGCTGTCGAAGCAGGTGAGTCTCGCCGACAAGTCCTATCTGTGGTCCCAGACGACACTGACAGACCCGATCTTCATCGCCTCGACGCAGGCCGCGATCCCGTGGGTCACGGCCGACCTCGGCACCAGGTTCGGCGAGACGCGGTTTGCGATCACCGGCGACATCACGGCGACGGTCGGCGGCAGCGGTCTGACGTTCGACTCCGGCGCGGATCTGCTCACCGTGTACTCGCAGGTTCTCGAGGCGATCGGAAACGACCAGCTGACGACGGACGAGACGGGTGCTGCCGCGTCGCAGCCGTTGGCGGTGCTGGCCGGTAAGGGTCCGCAGGCGACCTATGGTGCCGGCGCGCGCAAGATCGTGCCCGCGAGCAGTATCGAGCCGCTAGTCCCGTCCGTGCCGAACGTGGTGCGGTTCGTCGCCCGTCAGGGGCCGTCGTCGGGCGGCAGCGAGGGTAACGGCATCTACACCGTTACGAATCAGTCGACGGGGCCGGGTTCGGTGGATCAGCGCGGCTACGACGTGCCGCTGACGGTGCAGGTCGACGCGCCGGATCAGGCGACGCTCGTGCTGATCGGCGATGCGAACAAGCAGCGGTATTTCGCCGGCGGCGGGCTTCGGTTCACCGGCTCGATCGGCTTGAATCCGACGCTCGGCGATCAGGCGGTGTTGTCGATCGTGCTGCCGCGCCTCGGCATGTCCGACCCGGCGCAGGCCTGGATCGTGACCGGCTGGACTTATCCGCTCGGGCCGATGACGCAGGCGTCCGACGCCCTCATGTCCATCACAGCGGAGGCGAGGGTCCCGTGATCAAACTCGCGGTCGTCACGCAGATCTCGCCGCTGAAGGTGCGCGCGAACGGCGACACGACGGACACGCCTGCTTCGGCGATGTCGGACTTCACCGGATCGACGGTCGGGACGACGGAGGCGCTGGTGGTCACGGTGGAGAAGCGTCGCTTCGCTTGGCGGGTTTTGTGAGCGCGCCGTACCAGGACACGTTCAGCGGCTCGGGCAGTCTCGGCACGATCGAGGTCGGCGGCGTCGCGTGGTCGGCGCTGACGGGGACTTGGGCGCGGAGCGGTGGCAAGGCTGTCACGACCGCGGCAGCGTCCACGAACCCACTAGCTGTCGTTGACGTCGGCTGGGGCGATGTCGACGCGTCGATATCGGTCAGTCCCACCGGCGGCGATGCTCTCTACTTCCGCGTCGTCGACGCGTCGAACTGGCTGCGTTTGCGGTTGCGGTCGACGGTGACCACCAGTAGCTACCAGTCGGGCTGGGATACCTCAGCCTGGACGACGACCGGCGCGACGTGCAATCTCGGCGGCCCGCAGTTCACGAGCATCTGTAGCGGTACCGACCCGGCATCGGGACTGTGCACCTCACAGACGGTCTACGGGGGCGCCGGCGAGTGCTCGGTCGGAACCAATCCCAACGGCACGCCGGCGACATTCCAAACGCGCACGGTCTCCCCGCACTACGTGACGACGAGCTCGACCTCGTACAGCCTCGTTCTCGAAAAGTGTGTCGCGGGCACTGTGACGCAGCTCGGCTCGGTCGCAATGGGGTCGACGCAGGTAACGTCGCTTCGGGTCACGGCGAACGGCTCGACGATCACGGCCTACGCGAACGCCGTGCAGAAGGGCGTCTTCACTGACGCGACCTTCGCAACTGCAACCAAGCATGGGATCGGCCGCGGCGGCCCGACATCCAGCGATTCCTCGGCGATCGACGACTTCGCGCTCACGGCGTTGAACCGCGCGCCGAACGCGCCCGCACTGAACGGCCCGGTCGGTGGCGTCTCGATCGACTCCTCGGTGACGCAGCGTTTCTCCTGGACGTTCTCCGACCCCGACCCCGGCGACTCACAGTCGAAGGCGAACCTCTACTACCGCGTGGTCGGTGCGTCGTCGTGGACGACGGTCGCGATCGTTGGTCCGAGCACTTTCTACGACATGCCCGCAGCGACGCTGACTGCTGGCGACGACTACGAGTGGCAGGTCGAGACCTACGACGCTGTGGGGAATCTCGGCGCGCGCTCGGCGTCTTCCTTCTTCTCTGCGGCGAGCCCGCCCACTGGGCCGACGTGGACGAGCCCGACGAACAACGCGACCGTCAATCAGACGCAGGTCTTCGACTGGTCGGTGACCGCGCAGGATTCCTACCAGGTCCGACGCGTCGCCGACAGCGCGGGGACTCCCGACACGGGCACCGTCTACTTCGACACCGGCGAGGTTGTCGACGCTGCGGCGCGCACCATCGCGTTGACGTTCGGCACCAACGGCCGCACGGAGCATGTGCAGATCCGGGTCAAGGTCTCGGGTTTGTGGTCGGACTGGACCGACTCGATCCACCCCGTGTCCTACACGCCGCCCGCCGTGCCGTTGCTGACGGTCGCGGCGGTCGCCGCGCCCGGTGAGACCGTGCTGAGCGGCTTCGAGGTCGACATCACGCAGCCCACGCCGACCGGCAGCGAGCCGGCAGTCATCTCGGCCGACATCTTCCGACGCGAGATCGACGGGGCCGGCAACGAGATCGCCGGCAGCAATATCCGCGTCGCGACGGCGCTCGCCGCGAACGCGACCTGGACGGACTGGACGTTCGTCTCCGACTCGATCTACCAGTACCAGGCCGTCGGCGTCGCCGCGAACGGCACTTCGACTCCGAGCGCTTGGAGTCCGGGACCTGGCGCCGGGCTCGGCTCGGGCGGCATCTACGACACCTCCACCTACGACACTGCCACCTACGGCTGAGGAGCCCACCAATGCCTCTGTCAACTTCGCACGCCTCCGGCGACACGATTCTCGCCTCCGACATCGACGCGATCGCGACCCAGGTCAACTCCAACACCGACGCGCTCACGACGAAGCTCGAGGTCGACGGGTCGAACTTCACCGACGGCGGGGCCGCGTTGGCTGCCGCGATGGGCGTCGCCGGCGCGGTTGTCGTCGCATCGTCCGGCGTGACGACGCGGCTGTGGGTGCAGACTGCCGACCCCGGCTCGGCGGCCGCCGACGGCGATGTGTGGATCTCGGCCGCCTGATGCCGATCAAGGTCCGAATCAATGGCGCGTGGCATGACGCCGTTGTCGCTGCAGGTGGCACAGCCCCCGGCGTGCCGCAGTCGGTGAACGCCGTGTCTACCGTCAGCGGGCAGATCGACGTGTCGTGGGCTGCGCCGGCCAGCGCGGGCTCGTCCCCGATCACCGGCTACGTCATCACGGTCACCGACCTGTCGACGAACGCGAGCCGTACCGCGAACGCCGCCGCGTCCGCACGCGCCGCCTCCTTCGGGGGCCTCATCGTTGCTGACACCTACTCCGTGGTCGTGCAGGCAGCGAACGCGAGTGGTCCGTCGCCGACGTCGGCGAAGGTGAATGTCACCGTCGCCGGCACCGCGGGCACCGGCTCAGGCGCGGGCGTCAACTCCTCCGGCTCCAACGTCGGCGAGTTCGGGTCCGGCGACCTGGCGTGTTACCGCGGCCCGACGAACACCGGCCCGTATGCGGTGTTCGACACGGGCCTCGGCCGGCTTGTGCAGTCGTCCGATCTGACCGACTACTCGGGCAACAATCTGTCCGGCGACATAACCTTCTCGACACCGAACACGACGTACTTCCGCAAGAAGATCCGCGCGGACAGGATCACCTACGCGGCGGACGGGTTGCAGTTCATCCAGTGCGACATCAAAGCCAACGACGGCAGCCGCAGTAAATCCGGCTCGTATTTCAACACGATCAGCGGCTCGGGTCGTGTTGTGAAGTTCATCGACTGCGTGCTCGACGGCAACGGCGTCTCAGGCGGCTTGACCGGCACCTACCCGTCCGGCTACGGCTTCGAGTCGATGTTCTCCTCGACAGGCTCCCCCTACATCTTGCGATGCGAGATGAAGGGCGCTGTCGACATCATGAAGTCGATGCACAATGGGTATATCGGCTATTCGTGGCTGCACGGCAACGTCACCTATTTCGCGACGTCATCGGGGTCGAGCAAGACGCACTCGGACCACGTTCAGATCGCGGCGTCGTCGGAGAACGACTCGACGTGGGAGTACTGCACCTTCGGCACGCCGAAGAGTGTCGCGAAAGCAGCCGGCACCGACTGGACGCAGTTCGAGTACAACGGCAACGCCTCGGGCGACAACTTCGTCAATGGCGGCATCTGCCAGTTCGGGTCGGGCTTCAACTCGACCCAGACGATCAAGAACCTCGTGATGCGGTACAACTACTGCAACGACGGCGGGTACGTCTTCAACGGCGACGTGACGAAAGCCGGATCGGCGACCGGCACGATCCAGGGCAACCGCTGCGGCCCCTACATGCAGTGGGGCACGATGCCTTCCTCGATGCGCAGCGCAGCGCTCGACGGCACGGCGCTCACCTTCACCGGCGACAACGTCATCGACGACGACTTCATCGCCTACTGGAATAACGGCGCCCACACGAAAGGCACGGTGTGGGCATGAGCTACGTCGGCCAGCTCGGGACGAAGGCTCAGGCGACGTCGGCCAGTTCTGTCGTCATCACACTCACGGCTGCCGCCGCGGCCGGCTCGTCGATCGTCGGCGGCGCGGTGCTGAAGTTCACCACTGCGCCGACGAGTCCCGCAGTCACGGACACGCACGGCAACACCTACGTCATCGACGCGCAGGACATTCCGAACACCTACTGCATCGCGTTCCGCAGCAACGGGCTCACGCACGCGCTCGCGATCGGCGACACGATCACTATCTCGTGGACGGGCACCGCGACGGAAGCCGAAGCGTCGGCGGACAACTTCACCGGCACGCTGTATCTCGACGGCACCGCATCATGGGACACCACGCACCTCGCGGTCGCGACGCAGACGATCAGCGAGACGCGTAATACGGTCGTGAGCTCCGATATTGCCTACTGCGTGTTCGCCTCCTTCGGCGGCCAGACGGCCTCGACGTCGACGATCGCGGCGCCGTTCACCAAGACGTCGTTCGCCAACGCATTGGACCGCGCGCTGGTCACCGGCTATGCGCTCGGCACCGGCGGTTCCATGACCGCGACGATGACCTGGAAGGCGAGCCACACCGGCACCGGCATCGTGCTCAAGTACGCGCCGACGCCGGTCGTGGCGCCGGTCGCGAATGCAGGCGTCGACCAGTCCCACGCCGCAGGCGTGCAGGTGACGCTCGACGGCACCGCCTCCACCGGCGACTCGATCACCTACTCGTGGTCGCACACCTCCGGGCCGTACACCGGTGGGCTGTCCGACTCGACGATCGCGCAGCCGACGTACACCCCGACGACGTCCGGTGTCGATGTGTGGACGCTGACGGTCACCGACGCGCACGCGACCACCGCGACCGACACCGTCTCGGTCACGGCGACGAACCGGGCACCGACGGCCCGGATCACCGGCCCGACGCAGTCCGCGCTCGGCATGACCGTCACCCTCGACGGCTCGACATCGTCCGACCCGGACACCGGCGACACGCTCACCTACGCGTGGACCGGCACATCAGGGCCGAACGTCAGCGGCGCGACGGGCACCAGTGCGACGTTCGTCTACGCGGCGAACGGCCCCGGCACCGACGTCGTCACCCTCGTCGTCACCGACAACCACGGCAGCGCGTCCGCGACCGCGACGATCTCGGTCCTCGCGGGCGCTACAGGCGCGCGGATCCGCGTGAACGGCACATGGGTTCCGGCGAAGTTGAAGATCCGGTCGAGCGGTGCATGGGTGGCGGTGTAAATGCACCCTGTCGACCTGTCCATCATTGCCGCCTCGGCCACCACGGCGGTGGGCGGCATCATCTACGGCGTTCGCTCAGTGCTCAGCGTCGTGCAGAAGTCAGACAAGCGCGACGAGATCGTCTTCGGTGACGGCACGCCGGAAAGGCCCGGCTTCGAGGCGTGGCAACGGCAGACGACGGCGAGCATCGAGGAAGCCGCGCGACTGGCACGGGTCGCAGCGAAAGAAGCTGCGGCTGTGTCGAATCGGCTCGTGCGGATCGAGAAGGAGTTCAAGCCGAACTCCGGCAGTTCGATACGCGACCAACTGACCCGCATCGAGCAGGCGCTGAACGCACCGCCCCGACCGGACGGCGCCGAGTGAACGCGGAGGCATCGTGAGCCCCATGAATCTGTTCTGGACGGTGCTGCTCGCTATCGGCTGGACCGTCGAGGTCATCGCCATCGTCACGAAGCACTACGCCTGGACGTTCTCGGAGTTCATCTGGCGCGTGTGCGACGTCCTACCCGGACAGACGATCTGGCAGTGGCGTTTCATCCACCTCCTGCTACTCGTGTTCATGCTGTGGCTGACGATCCACCTGGCGTTCCGGATCTGGCGATGACCCCCACATGGGTGCCCGGCACGGTGACGAAGCCGCCGTCGCGCGTCATGTACGACGCCGTGAACGTCGCCGCGATTCCCGCCGACGCGACGATGGTTGCCGGGTACCTCGACGGCGCGCGAATCCCATCCACGCTGCCCGCGCTACGGGCCCGGTTCCCGCACGCGCAGATCGTCACCATCGCGGTCACCGCGCAGCAGGACGCGCAAGTCCTCGACGTGGAGCAGGGCGATGCGCGGCCCGACCAGGTGCCGGACTGGCTGAAGAGGCAGCGCCTCGCGGGTCACGACCCGACCGTGTACTGCTCGACCGCCATGTGGCCCTCAGTGAAGGCCGCGTGCGCCGTCGTCGGCGTCGCAGTGCCGCACTGGTGGCGTGCCCACTACAACGGCGTCGCCGCGCTCGAGATGGGCGAGATTGCGCACCAGTACGCCAACGGCGCATACGACACGTCCGTCGTCGCCGACTACTGGCCGGGCGTCGATCCGCTGCCTACCGCTCAAGGAGCCGACATGCGCGTCATCCGCAACACCGACAACGGGCGCTGCTACCTCGCTGGCGTCGGCGCCGTGCAATGGCTGGAGACGGTGCCGCAGTTGAACACCTGGCTCCGGTTGTGCGGGCAGACCAACCCGGAGCCGGTGACGACCGTCGATCTCGCCGACTTCGCCCACACCAATCCGAGGGAAGCGGCATGACGAAGCTCGCCGAAATCCGCAAGGCACTCGTGGCCGCACTTGGACTCGTCGCGCAGGCCGCCAGCGCAGGTCTGCTGCATGGCCGCGCCCTCGCGGTCGCGGAGGCCGTCCTCGGGCTCGCCACGGCGGCCGGCGTCTATGTCGTACCGAACGGCGCGACGAATCCGAGCGGCTACGTCCCAGGGCATGTGAAGCCATGAGGATCACGGTCTTCATCGAAGACATCGGCATCACAGTCGAGGACGACGAGCTGTACGACGACACTCGCGCCGCACAGATCATGCGCATTGTCGGTGCTGGCGTCCTGCACGTCTACGAAGCATGGCAGAACACGGTCAACCTCGAATCCGAGTAGCGCACGACCTACCGAGGAGCATCGAATGGGCCTCCTGGAAGAAATCCGGGAATCAACGCTCACGCCTGGCTCGATTTGCAGCGTCGCACGGTTGCTCGCATCGCCCGCGCTCGCCCCGCCTGACCGCAAAGACCTCGCGGCGGCCATCGCCGATCTGTCCCTCACCTCGGCCGCCATCGCGCGGGCGATGAACAAGCGCGCCGACAAGACCGGCGTCCGCTTCCGAAACGGCGACCCCATCACCCGGCACCGTCGAGGCGACTGTCGTTGCAGTGACAATCACTGAAGAGATCGGCGACGCCGAGCGCATCGCCGAGCTCGAGCGCGCGAACCGCTCCCTGAACCAACGCCTCGCCCGGGCGTCCTCCCGCACCGAGGAGATCGCCTCGGCCGTGCATCGCGCCTTCGCTGATGCGCTCACCACACGCCCCGCGCTGCCCGCCGTCAAGAAGCCCGACCGGGACCGGCGCACTCGCCGGGCCGAGGTCGCGCTGTGGCACCTCACGGACTGGCAGCTCGGCAAGGTCACGTCCACGTACAGCACCGAGAAGGCGATCGAGCGGGTCGGGCTCTACTGCGACAAGGCGGTCGAGCTCACCGAGATCCAGCGCTCGCATCATCCGGTGCGCGGCTGTGTGATCGCCCTCGGCGGCGACATGATCGAGAACACGAACACCTTCCCTGGCCAGGTCTACGAGATCGACTCGCCGCGGTTCGCCCCGATCACGAACCAGCTCACGACCGTCGTGGACCTGATCGAGCACGTCGCCCGTCGGGCGCTCGGCGTCTACGACTGGGTGCAGGTCATCGGCGAGCCCGGCAATCATGGTCGCGTCGGCAAGCCCGGCGAACACAACCGCTACGACAACTGGGACTACCTCGCCTACCTGTTCGCCTCGCAGCGGCTCGCCGGCGAGAAGCGGTTCACCTTCGCATCAGAGACTCACTGGTTCCAGCGCATCGAGATCGGGGCCTACCGGGCCATGCTGATCCACGGCGACGAGGTGAAGGGCTTCGGCGGCAACCTGCCGATGTATGCCCTCGTCCGCAAGGGCAACGCCTGGAAGTCCGGCGCGGCCGGCTGGGCGTTCGAGGACATCTACGTCGGCCACTACCACAACGAGAACGAGTCGAGCCTGGCCGCCGGCGGCAAGGTCTACATGACCGGCAGCACTGAGAGCGACAACCCCTACGCTGCTGAGTTCGTCGCGGCGAGCGCCAAGCCGTCGCAGCGCCTCCACTTCATCGACCCCGAGCGCGGCCGCGTCACCTCGCGGCACCAGATCTACCTGTGACCCGCCGCGCGCACTGCCCCTTCTGCGGCTTCACGACCGAGCAGTGGCGCATCGACCAGGGGTGGCAATGCCAGATCGACCTCCTGCACGTCATCGAGCCCCCACCGTTCGCCCGCTGAAACGAGCCGCCTTGTTCTCCTTCCTGCACCGCTCAGCCGCCGCCACCCTTCCAGCACAGGAGCCCCCCATGGCATCGACCGTCACGATCACCTCTGCCACGCTCGACAAAGCGTCCTACGCGACCGGCGACACAATGACGCTCACCATCGTCCGCTCCGCGACCGCCACGACCGAGGCGGCGCTCAACCTCGCCGTCAACGCGACCGGTGCCGACGGCACCCAGGCGACACCGATCAACGTCACAGCGACGATCGAGGTCACGTCACCGGAAGCTTCCACAGTCGGCGTCACCGACGACTCGGGTCGCCAGTGGGCGCAGGCCAGCGACGATGGCACAACCGCAGTCTGGACCGCTACCGCCTAATGATCACGGTCACGGTCACGGCCAGCGATGGCACGACGGCCACGGTCACGCTCGACCCGAGCGGCACTGCGGCCTATGACTCAGCTGTGTTCGACCGGTCGGTGTATGGCTGACCCCTCGCTCGACAACGAAGCCCCGGCCCTCCTCGCGAGGTGCCGGGGCTTTCGTCGTTTCAGAACGTCCAGCGCGACCCGCAGTGCAGGCACGTCGCGCGCGTCACCCGCTCCTTGCGCGAGAGGCCCGTCGCGAGCAGCGACACCCCGCCGGTCAGGAGCGCACCGGTGGCCTTGCCGCCGCTGACGCCCCGCTTCGCCTTCGTCGCGAAGGTGCGGACCTGGCCCTGCGTGTTGCAGTGCGGACAGATCAGCATCGGGTTCGGTGGGGCGGATTGCTTCTTCAGGTTGATCACCGCGCCGAACACGATGACCCCGACGAAGATCACCCAGAACATCGTCATTGCGTGGCCCCCTTCATGGTGCCTCGCACAGTAGACCCGCGAACCGCTCCGGTGATACACCCGTTCGGCTGATCCTGTCCCCAATCTGTCCCCAAAGCCCTACCGAGGGGCCGATTTTACGTGTGGGCGCTACAGGGATTGAACTTCTAACCTGCTACGCTCACAACTGTAAAGATGCAGGTCAGAGGCTTGTTATAGCGAAGGATGCGTAGGGATACCGCGCTAATGTGTCCCCAATGGGGACACTTTCGAGAGGTGGTCACGATGGCGGCTGACATGCGGATGATCGAGCGACGGGGCAGCCGGTTCCGGGTCGTCTGGCGTGTCGCCGGCCGCAAGCAGTCCTACGCGGTGGCGACCTACGGCGAGGCGAAGGTGATCCGCGGCCTCGTCGAATCGCGGAACCGGCAGATCACCGGCGACCAGGTCGACGCCATCATCCGCGAGGGTGAGGCGAAGATCGGCGAGACCGTGACCGCGTTCTGCACCCGCTACGTCGCGTCGCTGACCGGCATCGAGGGAGCGACCCGCAAGGAGTACGCCCGGATCGTCACCGACAAGGTGATGCCGTCCGACCTCGGTAACACGCTGCTGGCCGACCTGAACCGCGAACGGGTCCGGCTCTGGCTGCTCGGGCTCGAGCGGGCCAATCTGGCGCCGAAGACGATCGCGAACTACCACTCGCTGCTCTCGGCCGCGATGACCGAGGCGCTCGCCCAGGGGAAGATCGCGGTCAACCCATGCAAGGGCGTCCGGCTGCCACGCCGCGACGATCACACGACGCTCGACGAGCACGTCTACCTCGACCCGACCGAGGTGCGGCTGATCGCCTCGGAGCTGCCGAAGTGGTGCGCCCACATCCCGATGCTGCTGGCCGACACCGGGCTCCGGTGGGGCGAACTGACCGCGTTGCAGGTCGGCGACGTCGACATCCTCGACGGCACGCTGCGGGTCGGCCGCGCATGGAAGCGGCAGGAGAACGGCAGCTACCTCGTCGGGATGCCGAAGTCGCAGCGCAGCCGGCGCACGGTGGCCCCAGGGGAGGACGCGCTTGACATCCTCACGACCCTAACGGCCGGGCGCCGCTCGACCGAGCTCGTCGTGACCGCGCCGGACGGGATCTCACGGTTGCCCCGCTCGACCTTCATGCGGCACTGGACGCGGGCGCTGTATGGCAGCGGCACCATGGCCACGCCGAACGGCGGCCTGGTCGGCACCGGTGCGCTGGAGAAGCAGCCGCACATCCACTCACTCCGGCACACCCACGCCTCGTGGCTGATCTCCCACGGGGCCAGCCCGGCGTTCGTCCAGGCTCAACTCGGGCACGAGGACATCTCGACGACGATGCGGATCTACGCCCATCTGATGCCGAACACCCGCGAGGAGATCCGGAGCGCACTGCGCCGGGCTAAGCAGACCGGGCTTGAATCGCCAGAGGGGGTGCCAGTACCTCGCTGAGCACGGCGCCGAGGGCGAGCGCAGCGGCGTGGCTGATCTCCGAACAGGGGAGATAGACGACGATCTCGCCGCCGACCTCCCGCGCACAGCAGAGCACGTCGTCGACTTCCGGTCCCCGGACCACTCTCAGTGTCGCCATCCGAACATGCACTTCCCGCCGTTTGGTAAAGGGCTATTTGGGGAAGCATGCGCCGACTTAGTGATCGTTGGCGCTTACTTCCCCAGATACACCCGTTCGGCCGAGTGCGGCATCACCCATGCGAGCCATCCCGCTCTAGTTCGGTCTCCATGATCACGCGTAGTGTCCGCAGCGTCTCGGGGTGGACCTTCCCGGCGTGGCGCATCAGGTAGACGAGGTCGTCCGGCTCGTCGGCGCGCCGCGCGGTCCTGGCCGGGGAGATTGTCGGCTCACCGCCCGTGAGGACGGCATCCCACGAGCCCGGCTCCCAGCCGAGGATGCGCTCGATCGCGTCGCGGTTGTGCGCCCTGATGCTGTCCCACTTCCCGCGCTCGATATCGCCGAGGCGGCGCTCGCCCATGCGGACGGCTTGCGCCAGCTGCTCGCGGGTCAACGGCGGCGACATGGTCTCCCGGCGGTGCCTGATCTGCATGCCGAGCCTGATTTTCGCGTCGTCGGTGCTCATTCTGGTGACTCTCTCCCCACTGCGGCCCCGTGTCTAGGGTCTTCTGGCAATAAAGAGTGGTGTGGGCAGGCACTGATACGCAAGCAGACAGGCAATCTTGGGCCATTTGCCGGTCGAGTTCCATCCAATCGCCTGCGAAGTGCTTGCTTATTGCCACCTAGTTGCCTACTATTGCCGCATGCAGCCAGACGGAAACCTCATCCGCCGACTCCGCAAGCAGTCGCGACGGGAGACGCTGACAGGCTTCGCGGCTCGCGTCGGAGTTGACGCCGGCCAACTGTCCCGCATCGAGCGCGGTCTGCGCACCTACGCAAGCTACGGCTGGCTTCACCGGGTCGCCGAAGGGCTTGGCGTGCCGGTCGAGGCGATCGCCCGCGACATCGAGGGGCGCGCCTGATGAAACTCCTCACCCCCGAAGGGGTCGCCGACGAGATCGGCCACATCAAGGCCTCCACCATCACTGCTGCCCGGCGTCGCCAGGAACTCGCGGCCACGAAGGTCGGCAGGCAGTACCTCTACCGCGTGGAGGACGTCGAGGCGTGGCTCCAGTCGCGCCGCACCGCCGTCAAGGAGCCGGGTGCGCTCAATGTCACCCCACGGCGCAGGAGCCGGAAGCCATGAGCGGCCGCGAACTCCTCGCCACTCTCGCGCTGGCCCTCATCCCCACCGTCGCCCTTGCGGCGCTGCTCTTCATCGCCTTGTCGTCCGTGACGTAACAAAGCGCCCCGCCGCTGAGAACGACGGGGCGCCGGAGACCGAACCCTTCGAGTATAGGAGACCGAACAGTGAGCACGCCCCACACCCTCGCCGCCATCACCAAGGCGACGTACCGCGACGAGATGCAACTCGAACGCGCCGCCACCGCCGCACGGTTCTACCGGGCCCTCGCCGACGCGATCGAAGCCGACCCCAGGTTGGCGCCGGGACTGTCGGCAACCGAGGCGACGGCATCGGCGTACTTCTACGCGAAATACGGCGAGGAGCGCGACTTCCTGGCCGCCGCGAGACAACTCGGTGAGGTGCAGATCGCCCCCCCGTACATGGTCGTCGATGTCGATCTCGCCGGGGTCATAGCCCGGTTCCACATCGACACCTACAACCTCCCGAAGCGCACCGTGACGAAGACGGTCGAGGTCGAGGAATACGTGCTCGACGAGGACGCGCTATGACCACCGCCCCGCTCTGGCTGCAAGTCGTCGCAGCGCTCGGCGTCGTCTGCTTCGCCGTCGCCATCGCCGGTGCCGTCCGCGACGAGATCCACGATTGGCGGCGGCGCAGCGCCGAACTCGCCGAAGAGGCCGCCCAGCGCGCCGAGCTCGCCCACCTCGAATCGCTGTACCGACTGCCCTCCACCGACCCGCGGATCCACGTCATCTGCCCGCAGCACGGCGAGATCTGCGTCGTCGGCTCACCGTCGCTCGCGTCGGGCGAGATGACGCTGCACCGGATCCTCGAGCACGGGGAGTCGGTGTGAGCGGCCGGTTTGACCCGAGCGAAGGCGACCTCCGCCACATAGCCATGACGCAACAGGCGCGGGCCGAAGAACTAGCGCGCCGTCTCGGCGCGGGCCGCCGCGCAGTCCTTTCGGGCCAACCAGCCCAGGTACTGCTGACGCTTCTAAGCGGCCATGACCCCGAGCCCACCTGTGGCGGATGCGGTCCAGTGCCGTCCGCTCACCGCTGCGACTTCTGCATTAAGGCCGACGTCGCCGAGGACCGGGCGAACGACATCAGGACGTGGGACGCGTGAGCGCCGGGATTCGCCGCTACAACCGCGGCAAAGGCCACAGCTACACCATCGACGGCCAGCCCGCCATCGGCGTCACCACGGCGCTCGACGTGCTCGGCAAGCCCGCGCTCATCAACTGGGCCGCGAACATCACAGCCGGGTACGCCGTCGACCACTGGGACGAGCTCGGCGAGCTGCCGATCTCCAAGCGGCTCGACGTGCTCAAGGGCGCACGCTACGCCGACGTCGACCAGGCGGCGAGGCGCGGCACCGAGGTTCACAAGCTCGGCGAAGCACTCGTCACCGGCGCCGAGGTTGAGATACCGGAAGCGCTCGCCGGGCACGCCGAGTCCTACGTCCGCTTCCTCGACGAGTGGGAGCCGAAGCCGCTCGTCGTCGAAGGTGTCGTCGCGCACCGTAAGTGGCGCTACTGCGGCACATCCGACCTGTTCGCGGAGATGGCCGGCGAACGCTGGGTGCTCGACATCAAGACGTCGCGTTCCGGCATCTACCCCGAGACGGCGCTCCAGTTGGCCGCCTACCGCTGGGCCGAGGCCTACCTCGACGAGAACGGCGACGAACAGCAGGTCGCCGACCTCGGCATCACCCGGGCCGCTGCGATCCACGTCCGCGCTGATGCCTACGACCTGATTCCGCTCGAGACGGGCGAGGACGTGTTCAAGGACTTCCTGCACATCTTGTGGTGCGCGCGCATGAAGGACCGCATGGGCTCCTGGCGCGGCGACGCCCTCACTCCACCGACGAAAGAGGACGTGGCATGACCGAGGTTGCGATCCGCACCGAGGCTGAGGTCTCGATGGTGACGCCACTGACCGTGTGGGCGAACTCCGCGCGGCAGGCCGCGACCGTCGCGGTTTCCCTTGCTCGCACGCCATTCGTGCCGCAGTCGCTTCGTGACCGCGATGAGGGCGTCACGGCAGCGAACATCACGGCGGCGATCCTGACCGGGCAGGAGATCGGCCTTGAGCCGATGGCTGCGCTCAGGTCGATCGACCTCATCCAAGGCACACCAGCGCTCCGCGCAGTCGCACTGCGGGCGGTCGTTCTCGCGGCCGGTCACGACATGTGGGTGGCCGAGTCGACACAGACCCGGGCCGTCGTGCGCGGCATCCGCAAGGGCTCGTCGCACGAGCAGGAGTCGGTGTGGACGTTGGATCGGGCTCGTGGGCTCGGCCTGCTGAACAAGGACAACTGGAAGAAGCAGCCCGGCGCCATGCTCGTCGCTCGAGCGACAGGTGAGTGCGCGCGCCTCGTCGCCGCCGATGCGCTGCTCGGCGTGCCCTACGCGGCTGAGGAGCTCGACGACGGGATCGAGACGGGCGAGCCTGAGCCGGCGCGTCCCAAGGCCCGCACGGCGCAGCGTCGCAGCGCGCAGGCCCCAGCCGTTGTGCGTCCAGATGCCCCTGTTGCGGAGCCCGACCCCGAGCCAGATTTCGACGAGCCTGACGGCGAGAGGGGCGACGAACCCGACGCGGCCGAGCCCGAGAACATCTCCATCACCGACGCGCAACAGCGCAAGTTCCGCGCCTTGCTCGCGGAGAACAACATCACTGAGCGACCGAAGATTATCGAACTCGTCAGCCGGATCGTGCAGCGCGAGGTGGAGTCGAGCAAAGACCTCAGCAAGGACGAGGCGAGCGACGTCATTGAATCGCTCCAGACCGGCGCGTGGTCGCTGCTCATGCCGCACGCTGCGGAGCAGCCCACATGAGGCGCGCCGAAGCTGTCCTCCTCTCGTCCCTCACCTTCTGTGCGGGCCTGGCAATCGGCACGGCGATGCACAAGCCGCAACGGGCCACGCTCATCCCGCCGACGAACTACGCCCGCACTCCACCGACCGAGGCGAACCGCGACCTCACCAGACCAGCCGTGGCGGCGTCAAAGGGCCTTTCGCCCGTCGCTGACCTACCAGCGCCGGGACTTTCACCCCAAGGCATGATCCCTGCGGCTCCTCCATCGCCGCACGCCCTCGCGCCTGCGCCCGCCACGGCTCCCACGTCCACTGCGCAGCCCGCGGGAAGGGGAAGCCCTACGGCTGCGCAGTGGGACATCTTGCGTCGCTGTGAATCGGGCGACCAGTACGGCAATAAGGAGAACGTGCTCTATCGCGGGGCTTACCAGATTGGTTTCGTCGAGTGGCGGACCTACGGCGGCACTGGTTACGACCCCGCAGACGCATCGCCCGCCGAGCAGGACGCGGTCGCACTGCGGCTGTGGCAGGCGCGTGGCTGGGAACCGTGGGCGTCGTCGAGTGCCTGTAGTGGGCTGCGATGACCCGCGAATGGCGTCTCCCGCTGCCCTACACCGCGCCGCCCTTGTCTCTCAACGGGCGCGACCACTGGACTAAGCGCCACCGGCTCACCAGGCAGGTCATCGACGACGTGACGCTGCTCATCCACGCCCACAAGGTGCCCGCGTTGGACGAGGCCACGATCTGGCTCGAATGGACGCCGGCCGTCCGCAGGCAGCGCGACACGGACAACCTAGAGCCGACTCGCAAGGCCGGAATCGACGCGATTGTGCGCGCCGGAAGGCTCCCAAATGACACGCCGGAGTACGTGCGGAGGCCTGAAAATCGCATCCTTCCGGTCGGGAAACCGTCGCTTTTCCTCGTGATCCGCGACGGCTTCGACGCCGAACGGGTGCCCTGGAATGGGTGTGAGTGAGTGCCACATCTCAAGCTCGACGACGGATTCCCAGACCACCCGAAAGTATGGAGCTTGTCCGACGCTGCCTTCAGGCTTCACACATCCGGGCTCGCGTTCTGCAACCGGCTCCGCACGGACGGCTTCGTGCCGGCGGACCAAGTTGCGCGCCTCGTGCCCCATTTTAGGCGCAAAACACTGGACGAACTACTCGAATCCGACCGATGGGCGGCAGTTGGTGTCACCAGGGTCGTCTCCTACGAGATCCGCAACTACCTCGAATGGAACGACTCAGCCGAGGAGATCGAGAAGAAACGGCTGGAAGCGGAAGAGCGGCGGAGGAGGTATCGGGAACGCCATGCGAACGACTGACTTGGACGCGTTCTGGACGCGTTTCGTAGGACGCACACACGACGCGTCTACTCCACTCCACTCCACTCCACTCCTTATAAGTACTTCTACTGTCCGTACACATTCATTCACCGCCGTTACGCGCGAAGGCCGTCGATGATGAATGAATCGATCTTGTGGGAGAAGCGCTTCGCGGACCCGCTCGCCGTCATCCTCGGCCAACTCCGCACCGACTGGCAGATGCCCGGCATTATGGCCGCCCTCGCCGACCAGCGCCTACGTGCCAAAGCGCCGGCCACCGTCGTCCTCGCTGCCGTCCGTGCCGCATCCAACCCCAAGGTCCGCACCCCAGCCGTGATCCCCATGGAGGGCGAGCACTGGCTCGAGCAAGCGACCGCGCCGTTGACGCCGCCGAAGTACCGCGGCGAGTTCGCGGGCGATCCTGACGACATTCCCGCCTACCTGGCGTGGCTGAAAGGAGATGTGACTGCGTGAAGAGAATCACCGAACTGACCGAGGCGCAGAAGGCTCTGATGGGGCCGTGGGCCGATCAGTGGATTGAGCGGGGTCTGCGCTGCCGCCCGCTCGACGGGGCCGAGTGGGCGGCGTGGGAGGCGGCGGTTGGGCGTTGTTACGGGTTCGCCGGGTTGGCTGCGCCGCGGGTTGTGGTGCGGGTGCCGAATCCGCTGGTGGGGGCGTTGGCGTTCCCGATAGCGGCGTACCTGCTCCGTGGCCCGGTCGGTGGCGCGGTCGATGACGCGGTCTATGGCGCGGTCTATGGCGCGGTCTATGGCGCGGTCGAGGGCGCGGTCGATGACGCGGTCTATGGCGCGGTCCGTGGCGCGGTCCGTGGCGCGGTCTATGGCGCGGTCTATGGCGCGGTCGAGGGCGCGGTCCGTGGCGCGGTCCGTGGCGCGGTCGATGGCGCGGTCTGTGGCGCGGTCGAGGGCGCGGTCGATGGCGCGGTCTATAGCGCGGTCGATGACGCGGTCTATGGCGCGGTCTATGGCGCGGTCCGTGGCGCGGTCGAGGGCGCGGTCGAGGGCGCGGTCCGTGGCGCGGTCGAGGGCGCGGTCTATGGCGCGGTCGATAGCGCGGTCGATAGCGCGGTCTATGGCGCAGGGAAAGAAATCCAGGACACCATCCTGCGCCTGCACTACCACCGATTCGGCGGCCAGTTCTGGACCAACTGGAACGCCTACTGGATGTTCTTCCGCGAAATCGGCCTCGAACTCGACGGCGACACGTGGGCCCGCGCCGAGGCATACGCCGACACCACAACCGCAGGATGGTGGTGGCCGCACAGGGATTTCGTGATGGTCTGCGACCGGCCGACTGTGATCCGCCGCGAACAGGTCGGCGAACGCGGTTGGGGTTCCCACCGGCTACACGCGGAGCACGGCCCGTCGATCTCCTGGGACGGCTGGGGGCTGTTCTATTGGCACGGGACGCAAATCCCGGCCGACCCGGACGAGATCAAGGGTTGGGACACGGCCCGCATTTTGGGTGAGCGGAACGCGGAAACCCGCCGCGCGATGATCGAAATCGTCGGCTGGCCGAAGTTC